CACCATAAGTACTTGAATAAACGAGTTGTAGAGCTCCCGGACCGCCACCACCCGTGGAAATAACAGAATTTCTCAGAAGTATTGTTCCCGAGGTAGTGAAGGTTCCATTAGCACCAGCAGCAGTATTGCTGCTAGAACCACCTGTGGCAGTTACCAGCGCACCAAAACTGGTGGTGCCTCCTGCAGTGCCAACACCACCTGCGATAACGTTAGAGGCGCTTTGGCCTCCTGCTCCACCACTACCACCAGCACCAACGGTAACTGTGTAGGTAGTGCCTGGGGTCACTGTAACAATCGCAGTGCCACTGCCCCCGTTGCCCCCAATAAATCCTGCTACTCCGGGGTAAGAAGGATCGCCTACACAAGGATTACCTGAATATTGGGCGCTGCCACCCGATCCGCCACCACCGCCACCAAACGCAGTTACTTTTATCGAATTGACGCCAGCTGGAACTGTAAACGTTCCGCTCGTTGAAAAGAATTGGAATGAGGTTCCGCCACCACCGCCCCCACTGGCGGTAGTTAGCACGCTCCCATCAGGAAATTGTACGCCCGTTGATATAAGAGATGTTGCCATAATTAGGGTGTTCCGTTACCTGTTACGTTGCCGATAACAATGAAGTTGCCTGATGAATCAAGCGAGCCAATCGTTGTAGCCCCATACTTAAACAGCAGCTTTGAGCCAGACTGCACAATGCTAAAGTTGGTCGTAACCACACTGCCCGCGGATCCCGTCGTGTTCTGGTTCAACGTTGGTACGTCACCGGCCTGAATGGCCGACATGGTCACGTTGGAGCCGTTGCCGCGCAGGTATTGACCCGACGTGGTCGCGCCAGCCAACGCGTTGATGGCCGCCTGCTGTGTCGTGGCACCCGTGCCGCCGCTGCTGACGGCCAGGGTGGTCGACAAACCTGCCGCCGTGCCCGTCGTGTTCTGGTTCAACGTTGGTACGTCACCGGCCTGGATGGCCGACATGACCACGTTGGTGCCGTTGCCGCGCAGGTATTGGCCAGATGTAACCGCGCCGGCCAGCGCGTTGATGGCGCCCTGCTGGCCTGTGTTGCCCGTACCGCCGTTTGCGATCGGCAGCACGCCATTCACGTGAGTTGACAGCGTGACCTTACCATACGACGGTGCGGCGCCCACGCCGCCAGACAACAGCACGTTGCCCGTTGCAATGTCAGCCAGCGTGGATAGCGTGGTAGACCCAGAGGCATACAGAATGTCTCCGATTGTGTACGAAGCAAGGTTAGTACCTCCGTGCTCAACCGGCACGGTGCCAGAGATGTCCGTGCCCAACAGGGCCGACATGCTGGCATTGGTGCCGTTACTGCGCAGGTAATGACCCGACGTTTGCGTGCCAGTCAACGCGTTGATCGCAGCCTGCTGCGTCGTTGCGTTGGTGCCCCCGTTGGCGAACGGCAACGTGCCCGACACCTGGGTCGTCAAGCTCAAACCCGTGATGGCGCCGCCAAGCGTGATGTTACCCGAGCCCGTTACGGTGCCCGACAGCGTCAACCCGTTGGTCGAACCGGTGCCTGTAACAGACGTAACCGTGCCACCAGAGAAACCCACCACGGGCGCCCACGAGGGTGCCACACCCGGACCGTTGGTCTGCAGCACAAAACCCGCCGTGCCAGGCGACAGGAATGACGTTGTGTTAGCCGCCACCTGCACCGGCAAAGAGCCGGTTGAGCCTCCGGCCAGGTTGGAGGCCAACGACACCGAGCCAGCTTGGGCCAGCAAGAACACGCCGCTGTTGTCGCGGGCGTACAGCTTCTTGTCCGTCACGTTGAGCGCAAGCTCGCCAACGATCATGTTGGAAGCCGAGGGCTGCAGACCCGCCGTCGTCGAGTAATACAGTTGAATGGGTGTAAAGCCGGCTTGTGACATCTAGGTGTCCTTATCGGGTGTAGTAGCTGATGTTGGGTGTAATGTATTGCGGTGACTTGTCGCGGTCCTCGTTCTCAGCCGTGATGGTCGCCTCAATGGCGTCGTTCTTCAACATCGTGATGCGGTTGATGTCGACACCGGGCAGCAGCTTGGCCACGCGGTGAGAGAGCTGCGCCTGCATCGCAGGCATCCAGCGGTCAGGGACCGCGATCTCGTTGGTCAGCTTACCCACGTCCTGGGGCTGCATCTCAATCAAAATCATGAACGCCTGGAACGCATCCTGTGGCACCGGCCACACGTTCATGATCGGGGTCACCTGACGGTCGAACCAGTACTGAAGCGAACGCTCGCCCAGGAAGTCCTTGTTCGGTAGGTTGAAGTAACTGTCACGGTTTAGTCGTGCCAGGGGCACGTCCTGCTGGACCGACGCCAGGGAGAACGCGCGGATCTTGACCTGCGAGGTCGACGGGTTGCGGAAACGCCACCACTTGGCAAGGGGGGAGCCGTCGATCTGCGTGTAGCCCCACTGGTTAACAATGCCGTTGGTGACCGTCACCATCGGCGCCCACGTAATGCCGTCGTAGCTGTACTCGACGTTCATCGTCGTGCCAACCGTGTCACAGTAGAAGCCCGCGCTCAAGAACCGGTAGCCGTCCTCGTAGAAGGCCTGTGCAGACGCGCCGGCGGCGATGGTGTACTCCAGGTCCAGAGACACCGTGTTGAACGCGCCATACACGTTGTCTGACGTCGTGCTGGGCCGGGTCATCAGTCGGTAGTTGGCCTCGCGGATGTCCACGGTGCCAACCGGCATCTCGTACTGTCGGGTCTGGGTCTTGCTGCCAATCACCAGGTAATCCAGCAGCCAGAGGTTCACGCCGCGGTTAGACAAGTTGATGAGGATGTACCAGAGCGCCTGGCGCGCGCGGTTGACGTTTTCAGGCGTCATCTCCTCGGGCAAACGACCCGCCTCGCTGAAGGCGAAGTTGATCATCTGGTCAACCGAGATGACCGTCTGCGCCGTCGTGTTCGAGGTGTTGTCGTAGTTGCTTGCCATTAGCAGTTCCAGTTCCTAAGCGAGGCCTTTGCCCGTTCCGCGGGTCCGCTGGCCTTCTTAACGACGCCCTCCATCCGGGCGCAAAAACTATCTTTCCTGGCCTTGTCCGACTTTGTCTTAGGGTTCGGGGCGGGGGCCTTCAGGTTACTTCCGTTCTTGCGGTTGTACTCTTCGCGGCCCTTAGCCGTCATGCCCGCACCCTTTTCGGTAGGGTTGTACGTTTTGCCCTTGCCAGTTGTCTTGCGCGGGATAGGTTTGTCGTGTTTCATTTTTTCCTCTCCGGCAACTTCTTCTTGGCCGGTCCGGCCTTGACGAACTCTTTGCCGACAGACTGTTTGATGCCGACCTTCTTGGCAAACTCGGGGCTGCGAGCAACCCCCTGCATCAACCGGTTTTGAGCCTTGGACTCAATCGGCATGTCAGCACTTCCCGCCTTTTTTGAACATGTCGGGCTTACCCTCCAGGGCGGGCAGGCCTGCCTTGGGCTTGGCCTTGACCTCTTTGGCCTTGATCATGCCGCCGGCCTTGTACTTACCCATGCCGCCGCCACACATTTCGCGCACGGTGCCCTTCTCTTTCTTGGCGCGACCGCCACGCTTGAGCTTGGTGAGGTCGGTCTTCTCGCCCTCGTGTGACTGCTCGTCGTGCATCTTGAATGCCTTTTTGACGATCTTCTTGTCTTGAGCCACGTCCTCGTGGGACATTTCCATGTCCTTTTTAGAGTGGTCGATGCGGGGGGTATATTTGGCCATGATTTGTGATCTCCTATCAATAATTACGCATGAAAAAGGGCTTATTCGCCCTTGTCTACCTTGCTGTCCAGCCTGTCAAAGATCTTGCCAAGCATGTCTTTTATGTCCTTAACGGCGTCTTTAAAATCGTCCTTACGGACGAAGTCCTGGTTGACCTCGCGGTTCAACTCCTTGACGTCCCGTTTGATTTCCTTGATGGCGTCCCAGATGGTCTTAAGGATCCAACCTCCCAATGCACCGCAGAGGGTGATTGCCGTGTTAAAAAAGTGTTGTCCGTCGAAGTCCATCACACCGTCTCCATGGATGCCAGATTTGAAATTAGTCTTGTATCTGTCGGGTTAAACTCGAGCGCCTTCTTGCACAGCTCAACCGCACGTTCTTTGAGGCCCAGGTGCCACGCCGCAATGCTGGCCAGGTCATAGGGCTTCTCGGTCCACACGCTGGGATCCATCGTGTAAACCTCTTCTTTGTTGGTGATCCCCAGCGCCGACATGGCCGCGGAGAAGCTCTCCGCCCACATGTTGTTGCGGTAGGTGGCCATGGCCAGCTCGACCCAGGGCTCGCGCGTTCCAGGGGCCTCTGCAACGGCCAGACGGGCCCACTTGAGGCCCTCCCACACGTTGCCCAACTCCATGTGGCTCTTGCTGATCAGGCGCATGGCATAGCACCGCTCGTTGGGCCACGTGGCCTCAGGCATGGCCAGATACTTGTGCAGTGCCGTCAGGGCCTCGTTCCACTTGCTGTAAAAAGTCAGCTCGCGAGCGTAGTAGAAAGCATTACGCGGACAACGGGGATCTTCCTTGACCGCTACCTCAAGTAGGTCCATGTACTGGCCGCGGGACTTTGTAGGATCGGGCTTGTGTACGACCAGGAGCATGTCTGTGTGGGCCCAGACTTCCTTGGTTCGGATGTCGGGCACCGGGTACTCGTGGCAAGGATGATGCCAGTGATACCCATGACGATGATGAATTTTTTCATAGAAAAACGCGATCCCCATGCCCCAGTCAAACTTGTAGCGCAGGCGGGTGGTGTCGTCCTTCCACACGTGCTCGATCTCTTCACGCCATCCAGGCTGCAGCTCTTCGTCCAGGTCCAGCGAGATGCACACGTCAATGTCGCGCGGGATCAACGCCAGGGCCGCGTCGCGGGCCTTGTCAAAGCGCCAGGGGGAGATGCAGATCTCGTGAACCGTAGCGCCGTGTTGACGCGCCAACTCGACTGTTTTGTCGGTCGATCCGGTGTCGGCGATCAAGATCAGGTCGGCGTCCTTGGCGGATTCGCAGAACCGCTGGACGAACATTTCCTCGTTCTTGGAGATGGCATAGACTGCAATTTTCACTGTGGTTTTTCCTCTACGGCAACCATGTACACCCAGTCGCCCTCCAGCGTAGGCTCACACGGAACCAGTTGTTGCGTCTCGGGGTCGTGCTCCCGAAACAGGTTCACGCGAACGAGGTTTCGATCGCGCAGCTGCTCGTCCGTCGGTGGATACCACTCGCACAACTCCCGACAATCTGCAACCTTTGTGATTACGCCGTCAATGACTTCAGCTACTAACATGATTTACCTCAGAAGTTCGGGAACGCCGTCGTCGGCGGAGTAAAGTTGGCCGTGTACCGGGCCACACCGTTGGTGACTCGCACGTCGTCAAGGTATCCGTTAAGATACTGCGTTGTGCCCGTTGATGTGGCATATACACGACCAAGCGCCTGTGCGGTTTCGTAAAAATTTACCGACGACGTACCGCTGGCCTCAAGGGTTCCGTTGAGGAACAAACGCGCCGTAGTGCCAGACCTAGTTAGCGCAAAGTGATACCATTGACCCGTCGTGACGTTATTAGTTGAAGTCAAAGTAAGTGTGGTTGCGTTATCAGCTTGCAAAATCGCTATCAGTTTTGTTGTGCTTGCACGAATTAAAACACCGTGATCGCCAGGGCTTGCCAACTGTACCAGGGTGGAGTACAGACTGTGG